TATCCTGTAACAGAAGGTCACTTGTTGTTTGTGCCTAAATATTCAGCTGTGGGAGTGATTGAAGATTGTTTCGCTGATGCTCTAAGAGTAGGGCAGGAAAAAGTCAAAGCAGGTGAGTGGGATGGATTCAATATTGGCCTTAATTGGGGCGAAGCTGCTGGACAAACTGTGCCGTATCCACATGTTCATTTGATTCCCCGACGTAAAGGCGACATGGAAGACCCTACAGGCGGTGTCAGACATGTCATTCCAGAAAAAGGTAATTATAAAAAATGAGTGAAATATTGTGTCTGATCTAAAAACAATTTTAGTTCCTTGGAAAAAAGAACAAACTGGATTTTGGTGGAATGAAACCTGTGTCATGGTGTTGGAACACTTTGGCCTTCCAGGCGATCGATATACCAGCCATCCAGAAACAGATCAAATGACATTTAAATTTTATAACGAACACGATGCAATGCTGTGTAAAATATTGTTAAGCGATAGAGTATGAAGAAATATTTCATTGGGTTTGTTGTTGCCTGCGTCCTTTGGATTCTCTTTCTTTCTCAAGTAGAAATGCCAGAATATCGAGTCTACGACTGCGGCATGGCAGAATGGCATCCAGATATTCCAACTGACGTTAAAGAAGAATGTCGTAAACGTAGATATTTGGATTGGAAAAATAAGAACGACAATACTATTTGATCAGGAGTTAACATTGAAAAATTGGACAGTTGTATTAGAAGAAGATCCTGATACCGGTGATCTCATTATGCCAATACCACAGGAAGTGTTGGATCTGCAAGGTTGGGGCGAAGGCGACACATTAGAATGGATAGATCAGGGCAATGGCTCTTGGCAATTACAGAAAAAGAGTGTATAATAAACTATGAGTAAAATTAAAATTGCAGAGCTGTTTTACAGCATTCAGGGTGAAGGACGCTATATGGGTGTGCCTTCTGTTTTCTTACGCACATTTGGCTGCAACTTTAAATGTGCGGGCTTTGGTATGCCTAAAGATAAACTAAGTACCGAAGTTGATTCTATTGCACAAATCGTAGATAAATTTAAAACATATGAAGAACTACCACTTGTCAGTACTGGCTGTGATAGCTATGCAAGCTGGGATCCAAGGTTTAAGGATCTTAGTCCTATGCTTACTAGTGATGCTATCGCTGAGCGTATAATGGAAATCTTACCTTTTAATCAGTGGCAGGCTGAACATCTAGTTATTACAGGCGGTGAGCCTTTGTTGGGTTGGCAACGTGCTTATCCAGAATTACTTAACCATCCTAGTATGATCAAACTTAAAGAAATTACGTTTGAAACCAACGGCACTCAAAAACTCACTCCAGAATTTAAAACATTCCTACAAGAGTGGGGTCAGAATCCTCCATTCGCTTCTAGAGAAGTTACATTTTCAGTCAGTGCCAAGCTCAGCTGTTCCGGAGAGGAAAGACACGAAGCGATAAAGCCGGACGTTGTTTGTGAATATCAAGAAGCTGGTTATACCTATCTTAAATTTGTAATAGCCACAGAAGAAGATGCCGAAGAAGCCTTAGAAACTTTAGATATATATCGTGCAGAAGGATTTACCGGACATTGTTATCTCATGCCTGTGGGCGGAGTTGAAAGTGTATATACACTAAATAATCGCCGGGTGGCAGAATTAGCAATGAAGATGGGACTACGTTACAGTGATAGACTGCAAGTGCCGCTATTTAAAAATGAGTGGGGAACATGATGAATAAATGGATTGAAAAATTATTTGGTATTGACAAGATCAGAGCAGAAGCAGAACGATCAATAGGCATTGCAGCACAAGCCTCTGAAACAGCCAAAGCAGCCACTGAAGCTGCCGAACGTGCTACAGAAGCAGAGGCACAGGCCAAATTATCTCCAAAAGAACGTGCAACACGTAAAAAAGAACCGTGGGTAGGCGTAATCGAAACACATGTCAACAAAGATAATGTTCGTAATGGCTTTTTTGAGCTTGACTGGAACGACCTTTTTGTGTTAAAATTAAAGCAAGAGGGATATGGTGAGGACGGAGACAAAGACGAAGAAATTATAGATCGTTGGTTCCGTGAACTGTGTGCCAATGTAGTAGTCGATGGCGATTTCGGCGGTCCTGTAAACACAGGCGTAATTGATATTAAAACAGTGAAGAAAGATAATCTATGAATTATATCTTAGTTGATACAGCAAACACATTCTTTCGTGCTCGTCACGTTATCAACGGTGACGCTGATATCAAACTAGGCATGGCATTTCACATCACATTAAACAGTATTCGCAAAGCATGGCAGCAGTTCGAAGGTAGTCATGTTATCTTCTGTTTAGAGGGTAGATCGTGGCGCAAGGACTACTATGCTCCTTACAAGCGTAATCGTTCAGATGCTCGTGCCGCACACACAGAAAAAGAACAAGAAGAAGACAAAATCTTCTGGGAAGCATTTGACACGTTCAAAGACTTTATCGCAGAAAAAACTAACTGCACTGTTTTACAAAATTCACAATTAGAAGCAGATGATTTAATTGCTGGTTGGATACAAACACATCCAAATGACAAACATGTGATCATCAGCACAGACACAGACTTCGTTCAATTGATTGCACCCAATGTCACACAATACAATGGTGTTATGGAACATGTTATCACTGACAAAGGAATTTTTGATGACAAAGGCAAGCCCATCATTGACAAAAAAACACAAGAGCCAAAAGCAGCACCTAATCCAGAATGGTTGTTGTTTGAAAAATGCATGCGTGGTGATACCAGTGATAATGTCTTCTCGGCGTATCCAGGTGTGCGTACTAAAGGCACAAGCAAAAAAGTGGGTCTTAGTGAAGCGTTCGAAGATCGTAACAGCAAAGGATATGCGTGGAACAATCTCATGCTTCAGAGGTGGTCTGATCACAACGGTGAAGAACATCGTGTGTTAGAAGATTATGAACGCAATCGTCGACTGATCGATCTAAGTCACCAACCCGACGACATCAAAGAGATAATTGTAAACACTATTGCCACTGCCACTGCTGAACAAAAGAACGTGAGTCAAGTTGGTATAAGATTAATCAAGTTCTGTAATCTATGGGATTTGAAAAAGATTGCTGATCAGGCACAGAGTTATGCAGAACCACTTAATGCGAGATATACACAATGACAGACATACATGCTAAACCTATCATAGCAAATAAATTTTGGATCGTAGAGGAGAACGGTGAAAAGATTGCCACTCTAAGAAAAGACGACGACAATAGATTTTTTATGAGCAATGAGACAGGGGTAACAATTTACGAAACCAAAGACAGTCTAACTCGTCAGTTTGGTAAAAAGTTTTTCACAGTAAAAATTGTCAAGGAAGCCGACACAGCTCTACCTAATGAGGTTCATGGATACGCCACCAGTGCCGAACCTCACAATGCCATGTTTGATATTCGTAAGAAGCTGCCGCTATTCACTAAGAGCAGCGATTCCAAGAGTTTATACTGTGCAGGTTACTACTGTATAAAATTTGACAAAGGATGGGTCAAAAGTTTTTGTCCAAAAAAAATCACGCTGGAACGATATCCATATAAAGGTCCGTTCAAAACAGAATTAGAAATGAAACAGGTGTTGGCTAATGTCGCAAAATAATCTACCAGATACACTGCCCACTATACAGAAACTGTTGCAGAGAATTCAAGTAGCTGAACGCAGTCAACAAAAAGAAATACGCATTAGTTTACAAGAAGCACGTGATCTGACCACAGAACTAGCACTCATGTCTGCTAAACTAAGCAAGACTGTGGGCGAAATACATCAAATGCTAGCAGCAATCAAAGAATCAACCACTCAAATAGACGTAAAATTCGACGGCGGCAAGTTCTAAAAAGATATAAATATATACGTGGTTAATTAGGAACACGTATATGAGTAGACCCAAACCTAAAATTCTTTTAGAATATGCTAACAAAGAAACCTACAAGGTTGAGCAAATTCTCGATTCAGAAGCTATCTGGGCTGTGTTCTACAACGGCCAGCCTTTCAATCTCAAGAGCGGTAGTTTAATTGCTAGTTATCCTGGACCCAAATATAAAAAAGTTTCTTTTTCAAATCCAGGTCACGCACATAATTTGGCAAAAAAATTAAATCGATTATTCAAGACCAAAGACTTTGCTGTATATAAACTCACTGCAGGTGAAGAGATTAAATGACATGAACAAAGATGCCTACACTAAGGCGTTCTTGCAGGCAGCAGAATTACCCGTTAATGAAAAAAACATCAAAGACTACAAAGCTGTATGGTGGTGGAGTTTTCGAAAAAAAGATCAAGGCGGTTTAAGACTAACCGAACAGGCTCTCGAATTCATTGAGAAACATGCCAAAATTAAAACCTACAAGATAGAATTCCCCAAAGAATTTGCATTTACTCCACAGGTACTGCTTTGGTTAGACAACTATATCGATTCACCTTTCTTCGTCAATAAAAAACACATCATAGTAATGAAGGAAAAAGCTGCTTTTGAACTATATCTACTCAGTGGTGATGTTAGAAAGCTAGGGCACAATAGAGCCATGAGCAAAAGACTTAGCCAAGAATCCACCCCCGAATAATCCCCCTGTATAAATATTTTCACTATGTTTGACCTTAATCCAATGGACGTACTGCAACAGCGCAAGCTGAAGACTGTGGCCCCACATTTCACTGAATTGAATATTTCAGAATCTGAAATATTTGAAGGCATCGAAGATTGGATCAAAGTCAAACTCAAGGGCAGATATTATATCTGCAAAAAACCTGCTCTAGACCAGAGTGGAAATTTAAGATCTTCGCATTTCGTAGGTTTTGAAGATCAAAAAGAATTAACCTATTTCATGCTTGCATGCCCACATCTAAGGAGAAACTAATGTCAGAAGAAGTTAAAGATCAAGTCGTAGAGACACCAGCCCAAGCAGCGCCTGCGGCAACAGAAGCACCTGCAGCACAAGGTCCTGATTTAAATATCAGCGATCTGTTAGCCGTAAAAAATATCATCGAAGTTGCAACAAGTAGAGGAGCGTTCAAAGCAGCAGAATTGGAAGCAGTTGGTAAAAGTTTCAACAAACTAAATGCCTTCCTTGAAGCTGTATCTAAAAAGGAAGCCTAAATGAGAAGCTTAAAACACATAGGCAGAATTCAAAACACAGGTGCTAAAGTCATAGTGGTGTTTAGAACTCTGCCAGGAGAGTCAAATATGGCTCTAGTATTACCGGTAGCGCAACTGCCAGATCAGTATCATGATTCAATTATGACTTTGATAGAAACTGATCAAGCGCAGGACGCATTTGAGTTTGGCGAAATCATGCACATACGCCCATTCCCAGACGGCAGACCTATGCTGCGGGCCATGCAGGCTGATAACAGACTAGTAAAAGTAGCCACTGATGCTGTGATGATGACTCCTACTACCAACGATACTGTGCTGTTAGCTAATCTTAACACACTGATAGCAGAACAGAAGAACTGCACCGTAGATGATCTATGCACATTTGTAGCAGGTGCTCCGTCCGCTAAAGCCGATGTAGCTTCAGTAAATGATATCGCTCCTGCAGTAGATTCAGACATTCCTGCACCATTACGTGCTCAAGCTGCATCAAACGAAGCATTATCTGATAAAGATATTGCCAAGAGCTATCGCAGTCAAGCTGATGCCATGTATAAAGAAGCAGCAAGATTACGTAAAGAAGCAGAAGATCTTGATCCCACAGTCAAGAAGGTTAAAAAGGCAGAAGAAACTGCTGATGCCTAATCCTTTGTTCAAACCTCCACGCCATCTTGTGAAAGAATGGCCGGAGGTTTTTGAAGATCTTTATATGAATACCATGCCTGTGGCGTATCTGGATTCAGTACGACTGGATTTTATAGATGGCAGAGTATGGGAAATCGATGTGAAAAGCGAATTGACCAAACAAACTTCCGAAAGCATTGCTGACGTATTGCTTAACACACTCCAAGAATACAAGGATGAAATCAAAAAGATCGATTTTAAAGTTGATATATCTCGTTTGAAAAACGATATTGCTAGCGAAACAAACAAACTATTTTAATTACCATTTACCAGAATCTTGGTAGTGGTAATTAAAACTGAAATCTGTGTCTTTTAATTCTTCAATTAGTTTTAAATGCACGTCATACTTTGCTGTAGTCCAATCACTTTCACCATTACTCCCTGGCACTGCTAATGTTCTAGCACGTTTAGCCGACATAGAAGTTTCTCTAGAATAATCCTGATATTTCCAAGCATCGGTATCTTGTTTAAAATTAAATTTAAAATCGGCCAACCATTCTCCTGAGGCTGTTATTTTAAAATTGTAAATGGCTGTTAAATTACACCCTAGTCTAGTTCCAAACTCGTTATTAATATCGTCTGGAGTAATTGCTACGTCAATTTCGTATCCTCCACGTGCTCTCCATAGCAATCGTAACAAAGGCCATATTTCATTTACTACGCTATCGGCCAACGGATTAATATTAGGGTTAATTATATTAAAATCAAAATTTTCATATTCTATAGAGTTTAATACCCTATTCTTGTGAAATTTAATTTTGTGATATTTGTCTGTGCTAAAATTAGCAAAATTACCGCCTGTTAGTTTATTAACCAATCCAGCTTTTGGAGTATGTTCTAAAAAGATATTAAATGTAACTAATCTTATTGCTCGATGAACTTTTGAATTTCTAAAATCATGTGTGATCCAATTATTCATATAATAGGCTTTTATCATTCCGTATTTTTCAGAGTTTTGAGATAAAATTGTATCGGGCGGCTCTGTGAATCCGTGTCCACACGCAATTACTTCTATGTAAGAACGATTACGCCATATTAGATTCAAAGACTCGTAAAAGTGTTGCATCTCTTCTGTAGGAAATCCTATGATCCAATTAGTATGAGCTTCTACTCCGACCAATGACCCGTGATACAGGTTTTGTTCTATTTCATCAACAGTAACACGTTTATCCATGTCTTTAAGAACTTTGTTAGACCCAGATTCTATTCCGTAACTCAACATCTTACATCCAGATCCTGCAAGGTCTTGATAATATTTAAAGTCCATCTTTTCATTACAACGAGCATATCCAGTCCAATTAATTTTAATTCCGCTGGCAATGACTCCTTTACAAAATGCTCTTAATTCATTTATGTTACCATTCACTAGGCTGTCAAGGAACCAAACAAAATCTATTCCGTAGTTGTTGTACAAATGAACAATTTCATTTAAGGTGTTTTTAGCCGATCGTCCTCTGTATTTCCAAAAATGTGTTTCACTGCAAAACACACACTTGGCAGTACATCCTCTACTAAATTCAGCGTTAACTCCGTTGGGCATTTGATATTCTGACAACTCAAAATGACTGTAATCTGCCCAAGGTAATCGATCTAGATCTAATCTCTGTCCTTCTTGTTGTGCTATAGTTACCTGTAAAGACGATGCGTTATCTGTCTCTATTTCATCTAAAACTTTAAGCAGCATTTCTTCGCCTTCTCCAGATACAACATAATCATAATACGGTTTATCTGGTCCAGGAGGAAATGCGTGGCACTGCGGGCCGCCTACCATAATTTTAACATGCGGATATCTTCGTTTAATTTCAGATGCCATCCAATCCGTTGGTTCTTGATTGCAGTAATATAAACTGAATCCAACAATATCCACCCTGTCTGTTTCAATTTGTTTTATATATTTTTCCATCAATGGCTGCATATATTTGTGCAGGTGCTGATGATATGACTCTCCCATCCATCTCCACTCTTTGCTGCCGTGCCAAGGATTAAAGTCGATATCCCAATTAGATTTATCTTTGTATGCTTTGATGTTTAAATCAACTCCGTCAGCACTGTATCCTGCTTCTTTGGCAACCGATATCAATCTTGCTAGATTGTAAGGTGGAAAATTAATGGCCCATTCAGGCAATAAGAAAAATCTTACTTTAGATTTTCTAGTAACATTATTAATAACTACTTCTGTGAGATTTTTCTGAGGTGTAGATCTAGCATAAGGAAGTATAGCTTCCATTATTTTTAAATGTTTATCATCTAAATCTACAGGTTTGTGTAGTGTTGCTTTGACTATTGGAATATTTTTTTTCATTAAAATTTTGCAATTAATATATCACTAGAAAGTTCAAAATCAAAAAATCTAATATCTGGACTTATTTTATCAGTTTTTCGAATCCTAGCACATTTACTGTATAAGGTTAATTCTACATCTTTTGTTCTTGCAAATTTTGTAAAAGCATTATAAACCATAGGAGAATTAATATCGTCGCCAAATATGCAGCCGCCGTCTAATAATCGATCCCATGCATAGTTTAAATCTGCAGTAACCTCATCTTCACTGTGTCCAGCATCAATAAACACCACTGAAAGATCTTTAAGATCTAAAGATTTACTATCTCCTGTATGAGGTATAATATTTGGAAAATCTTCAATATGCATTTTTTGAATTTCTAATAAATCTAAGGATGTTAGTAGAGGTAGATTATGTGAACTCCTCATTGATTCTAACATATGGTTATTTTCTTCGAATTTATTTAAATCAATTGTATGTATAATCACGTGTTGATTATCTTTCGCTAATAAACAAGTAGATCCTCCAACAAACGTACCCATTTCTAAAATCAAAGATCCTTGCGGCAATTTAGAAATTTCTAAATTAATCCAATTAATAATCCACCCATAAGTACAACTAAATGGTTTTTCTAAGAAACATTGTTTTAATTCTTCACGTATGTTGTTGTATGTAAAATTTATTTTATTCATTTAGATGATAGAAATTTTTTTTCTTCGTTAGACACTGAATGGCCAATTAGTCTTTTTGTTATTAATTGTTTGTTATTTACTAACTCATTGTTAGTTATTCCGCTGTGTAAGTCATTAATACATTTATCTAGATCTTCCTTGGTCCAAGATAGTATTCGATCAAATGAATCTAAGAAAAAAGTTTTTTTATCTAAGTGAAGCAATTTGGCGTCAAATGAAGTTTTCCAAGGAAACATTATGTAAGGTACATCTAGCATATGACACAAATGAGCAATACCACCTTCGTATCCAATAACACATTCACAATAATTTGATATTAGATTAACTTTTTCTTCTACAGAAACATCTTTACTATCTAATGTAATTACTTCCCAACCAAATAATTTTAAAAGTTTGTATAATTCTGAATATTTTTGTATAGGATAGTATTTTGATTCAGGGTATACTAGTCCTGGATTTTCAAATGCTTGACTATCTTGATAAGCGGCAATACCGATAAATCTTTTGTTTTGTTTATTATTTGATAGTTTGTAATAGGGACTATAGATTTTAAAAATATCGCTAGGTTCTATTTCATTTTGTAAATCAGTTGTTTGATGTATTCGTAATATATCGTCTGAGATATTAAAAATTTTTTTATATTTTTCAAAATTGGTGTTATTTAAACTTTTATTAATATTAAGCTGTGAAACTTTATAGTCTAGTAAGGTACATAAGACTATTAACTCTGTTCCCAACCCTTTACGCCAATTTCGATCTAATGTAAATTCCATTTTAAATAGCCTGCATTTTTTTTAATTCATTTTCCAACCATACAGCTATTTTTTTGTGGCCTTCGATATTGGGATGAGAATTTTGAGTGAATAAATGTTTGTATTCAACTGGGGGCTTCCACTTGCTGTGATCAGAAATCCTTGGAACACCGTTGCCCCAATTGTCAGTTAATATATCGAGTAGGGTGTTTCCCGGCGTGGCAAGCCCAATATAGTTGTTGAAATTAAATTTTTTTATATCTTCTTCTGATGCATCTTGTAATGGGTCATGAAACAAATTAAATTTAACTATATTAAGATTATACATTTTTTCTAGTTTTTCTAATACAGAAAATGTATAGAATGTGTCAATTGTGCAAATCCTAGTGTCAGGGTGGTCGTGTAATAATGATCGATTTATTAATCCCGGTCCACGAGTTTTTCTTAAAAATTCAGGAGCTAGATGAGGTATCATAAATCTATCACGCAGAGGTGTAGTAATGCCAAACAATATTAGATCATCAGAAGACATGTTAGTGCAATCTAACCATAACTGATCTAATTGAACAAAATTACTACACCCACTAATTGCTCGATTTGTTAAAGTTACATTAAGTTTTTTTGCTAGTACTGATGCAAAACTAACATTATATCTATTATATTCCATGTTTTCTAGTATAGCGTCGATCCGATCAGGAATATCCTGATCACCTGCTACAAAACTATCACCGTATGCCCATAGTTTCATTTGTTTAATAACTCCCATTCAGTAGGCCACAATTTTTCAAATTTTAAAGTTTCATTTTTTAAATAGGTAGTTTCTAATGAATATATTTCTTCTACAAAACTTTTATTTGTTGATTTTGTTTTTAATGTGAGATTTTTCTTAAAAGTCAATAACCACTCTAATCCGGGAGCATCTGGAAATAATTTTTCACATTGAGTGATTTCGTCGATTGCACGTTGCTTTAATTCAGGAGATAATTTAAGAACACTAGCTGTAGAATTTTCTCCCGACGACTCTAATAAATTCCAAAATACATTTTTAATTTTATTTTCCTGTATAAACTCATAAAATTCAACAAGATTAAATGCAGAATATATCGAATATAAACTATGTGCATCTATATTATTGGATGTTTTTTCTTGTATGTAATTTATATTTTTTGCAAATAGATCCCAAGATGCTCCTCGTCTTACATACTCGTATCTGTTGCCAACTGTTTCAAAACTAACTCCCCATTTTGTAGTTCGTTCATTTATTAATGTTTGTGCAATTGAGTTAGATTCTAATGGTATTGCTAGATTGGATAAGATGTAAAAACTTCTATCATCTGTTATAGTATTAACTAATCGTAGATTTTGTTTTTGTAATAACGGTTCGCCGCCTAACATTAAGATATTTTCTATAGAGTCTATGTTTTTTTCAATCATGAGAAATAAACTATTTTCGTTTTCATCTTTGATTGTATTAATTTTTAAACCCTTCAACGTTGCCCACTTAGAACTAAAATATTCATAACAATAAGTACAAGATAAATTACAAGTGTTACTCCAGCGTAGATCTAATCTTCTCAATTTAAAAAAAGAATTATCAACAGGTCCGTAGTCAGTTTGAAATCTTTCCAAATCACTGTCTCTTTCTGATCTAGCATTTTGAGATTCTTGTTGTTTACATTGTCTGCAAGACTCATGCCATTTACCATCAAGAATATGCTGTCGAATATCGGTTGCAACCTTTCCGTTGATTAGTTCGTCAATTGTGTTTGTATGTAACGATCCTATAGAATTAGATGCCGAACAACAAGTCTTGACGTGGCCATCCGGTCCTAAGAAAATCTCAGTGAACGGCAAAGAACAAAATGTTTCTTTGTTCATTTAGATACCTTTATTTCCCGCCAATTTCTAGATTTGTCGTCCATCTTTTCGTGTGTATAAATTCTATCTACTCGACTAAAGGTTCCGCATATGTTAGCACAATATGCCATTTTGCCTTCGGCACAGCTAGACTTGGTCCATGAGTCCGTAAACACCCGATCCAGGTGATGACCTTCCATGATTTCTTGAAGGCTATGTTTGTTAAGGTCGAAGTGATCCCAGCCGTACTTTTCAATCTCGTAATGCAGTTGCAGGCTTTGGCTATCTGAATGTACGCCGTTTAAGTGTGTGCCCATGTAACAACAAGGGATAACACGACCCTTTTGATCAACAAATATTTCTCTACCACCATTTCTAGTTTCGGCTTTACACTTGATGCTAGCACTATCTAATATAGAATTATCTTCTGAACGTAGCATGTCATATACGTTGGCAACACGTTCAGGATGATTGTTGTGTGTTAGTTTATTTTCTTTAAGACGTTTGTAATCATCTATACTAAATTTCCAAAATTGATCTTGTACTTGTCCTTGAGGATTTTCCAAATTTCTATTCTTTGGGTCTACAGGAGCATCGATCCAATAATCAAATTCACCCTCGCGAGTCATTGCACTCATGCGTACTAAACTTGTACCGTTATCAACGCCCAATGCTTTCTTAGGAACAAATGCATGAAATCCCATGTCTTTAGAAAGTTGTTTAGCTTCGTCGATTTGATGTTCGTTATGTTTAAAAATCAAGTAGTCCCATTCTGCACGACCACCTGCATCTATGAATGCTTTTGCATTTGCTATGAGCTTATCCCACTCTACGTTTCTTCTGTACAAGTGGTTTGTGTCTGCTAGTCCGTCGATACTAAATGTAATTTGCCATGACCAGTGATCTCTTAGTTTCTTTGAAAACAAAGTTCCCATCTTAGCCCAGAATTCTGGTTTACGCATTCCACCGTTCGTATTCATACGAATGACAGTTGTTGGACTTACTTGATCTATGTATTCGCAAATCTCGTATAGATCTTTTGCCATGCCGGGGTCACCGTGAACACCGCAAAACAAAATTACTTCACACTTGTTAACAACTTCTGGTGGAAAATATTGTTTAAATTTTTCAATAGTAATTTGATCTATTTCTAAATCTGGACGAGTAAGTGGACTGTTAACATGAAATCGAGTACACATTGGACACGCAGCATTACACGCATTAGACAGCTCGATGTGTAATTGATCTAGTTGATCAAAATTAAAAAAGTTATTATTCATAGTTTATTGTCTTTGCATATTCTGGATATACTGTTGCAAAATTTTGTCCTCGATATTCATCGTGTGCTTTTACATGTCGATTAAACTTTTCCCAATTTTCTGATTTAGCAGTGCCGTTAATAATAAAATTAATAATTCCTGGAATATGATACTCATACATATACCCATCAACATCTTCTTTAGGAATTGACTTGAGTATATCAACAACATAGGATTTTACGTCCGTTGGCAGTTGAGTTAAGTTATATTGTATTGGTCCGTGTACTAAATTAAGATAGGGTCCAAATTCTTTAAAATTTGTATTGTGTTCTTTTAATATTGCTGGCAATCCTGTAATGTTTATTGTACTCAAAGTAATACACCAACCTAGATAGATGTTACCTGTTCTATTACTAAGTTCTACTGCCTTTTTCATATTTTCTTTTACTTCGCTCCATTTAGCAGGATAACGCATGTATTCGAATTGTTCTCCTATACCGTCGACACTGAATGATAAATGTACGTGTCTAAAATGTTTGAATATTTCAACTTTTTCAGCAGGCCACTGTGTGCCGTTGGTAGCATAGTGTACTTCGATATCTTTAGCATATCCTTTTTCAACAGCAACTTCTAAGATACGCCACATTTTTTTACTCATGAAAGGCTCACCGCCATAGAAGTCGAACTGTTTAATCGTTGCTAAGTTATTTTCTAGATCATCCCAAAACGGACTTTCGTCATCGTAGTGCTGATGATACTTTTTCATACTTTGAGCAAATAATTTATATGTAGAATATCTCTGGTTTTCATAAACATCGTAGTCCTCTTCCATCCAAGTACTACTAGAATGACTTCCGCAGGTTCTGCATTTTAAATTGCAGGTATTGCCCAAGTTTAATTCAACTTTGGCAAGACCTTTAAAGGGTGCATTTCCTTTACGTAACCAGTCAACGTATTTGTCGTTATCGCGCTGACGCTTACTTTTACGACCAGCGTCTTCTTCTTCGAAACACCAACTGCACTTATCGTGTCTCTTTCCGGAACCCAATGTATCTCTCACTTCCTGAAATGCTTTCTGATTAAAATTAATTGCAATAGGTTCAGCACCTAATGAATGTTTTAGATCTTGATCTCGATACATGCAACAAATTTTTGTTGTACCAGTATTATTTCCACTCATTGCGTGGTCAGCGTTTACACACCAGGTAGTTTTATTTTGTTCGTTTATCATAATTTTAATAGTTCTCTAATACAGTTTGGGTCGTTTGAAACATTTTTATCTTTAAGGATATCTATCATAGTCGATGTATTATTTAAATTTTCATACATGCGATCGGCAACTAATTTATTATTTTTCCAATTCATGTGGCAATATCGCATATCGCCTGAGTATATCATTTTTATAAATTGTTCTTGTTCTACAGGTGTTAATTGTTGTTGTTCAAATTGGATTAGGTCAATAGCATTATATATGCAAAATCCTGCTCTGCTTTCATAATTAATCAACGTACCGTTATCAAACGGCATGAAATTTATCAATTTTATGTTATTATCGCGACATAGTTGATTCACATCATTAAATATTTTTTGATATACAAAAAGATCAAACTCTTCCGAGTTTACGATGGGGTATGTATCTAAAAGAATTTTTGCAACATCACGTTTTTCTTTGGCTATATTAGGAACGAATAATTTATTTACAGTAATATGGTGCATTGTTTCGTATTCTTTTTGGAGACTATGCCACCGATTGTGCTGACTATATACAAATACTATGTGTGAGTAGTCTTTGTAATGTTTTATAAAATTATTAAAACTCCACCAGATACTTGTTCCATGTAGTGCGTATAAAGTAGAATCAATATTTAATAAATCAGAAAGAGTTTTCGCCCATGGCTCTCCAGATATGGGTAGAGGAGATAGGTCTTTACTTGCAAAGCTATCTCCAAAAATTCCAAGATGTTTTTTAATATTCATTGTAAACTGTTTTGCACAATTCGTAAAAATCTTTATATTCTGGAAAGGTCTTTAATAAGTTAGTATTTAACCGCTTGTCGTTTTCTGAAAAGAAGCTGTAAAAGTCTCTGCGACCAGCACGAATTTTTTCTGCAGGAATTGTTTTTTCCTTCATATAATCTGTAACACGAAGCATTTTTTCATATTCAACATCTGTAAACCATTTTTTATTATCTACAATAAATTGTAGTTGACGTTCTTGATGTTTTATGAAATCGTCTGTAAGAATATTAATCATCCAGTGTGGTGGTTCTTTTAAGTAAGGGGTATCAAAGGAGACTGATTCAAATCCAAACTTCTCACGCCATTCAATCACCTTTTCTAATAGTTGTTGAAAGTTAGTTACACAAAGAACATTATATGTACACATTAAGTTTACAGTAGCACCTGCTTTGATTACTTCTATCATGTTGCGTTCCCAGTGATCACATTTAAGTCCTGTACGCATATACTCTGCTTGCTCGCCCCAACTATCAATGCTGGTAAAGAAACTAAACTTACGAATTTTCTTTTGACGAACCAGACTAGTTACTCTTTGAATAAGTCTGTCAACACGATCGAATGTTACACCTAGATTACTGTTTAATGTAATTTCTAAGTGAGGGGCTGGTTCGTCTTCTAACAGATCAAAAAACTGCATTGCACCTGGATTCATTAGAGGTTCACCGCCTGTGATGCGGAGTGTGTGTAGATCTTTACGCAGACTGGGCCACCATTTCCAGAATGCTTCAATGTAGGGATTTTCGTCTTTAGGACCATAGTATGTTCCGTTGGTCATAAACTCAATGCCATACTGATTATAGGTTAGATCGTAATTACCATGCTTCTTGATTTCTTCTGTCCACATGGTGCTTGCTTGTGGGCAGCAATAACCGCAACGATAATTACAGCCATTACCAAAACTAACTTCTAGGTAACGAGGATTAACTGGTGCATCCCAGGGAAGCTCTGCTAGTTTTTCAATCAGCGGTTCGCTAAAATCACTTGAACTATGTATCATTCTGTCACTGATATGCTCGCCTGGTAGATCTTCAATATTCCAACAATATTGGCATTCGTTAGGGCGACCTCCTTCTAACATAGTTTTACGCTGTTCTTTTTTCCATCTTGTATTGTGTAACGCACTAGGATCTGCTGCAATTTCATCTAAGCCAATATGATGCGGGCGTGGATGATAGCAACTATGATTATCACCGGTGTGTAGATACAGAGTTTGGTGCAACCACTTCATTGCACAGAATCCCGAACCAACTTTGTTTAATCTATCTCTTACGTTTTTAATAAACGTTACTCTGTTTTCTTGCATTTTGCCTCGCATTCTTTCCAGAAAGTTTCTAACTCTGGAAATGTATTTAAAAAATTTGTGTCTTGACGCTTGTCTTGCTGGCTAAAAAATAAATAAAAATTCTCTTTAGCTAATTCACTGTTAAATCCAGTGTCTGATTTAATCCAATCGATCAATCTCTGTACTTTGCTAATTTCAAAGTCGCTAAATCCTTTAAACTCGTTCCATTTGGTTTCTGGATTATATTTCATAAACTCAATTGTGCGTTCTAACTCAGAAACTAAATCAGGTAATAATTTAGGATTCAAAAAATCGGGATCAATTAACTGAGGCACATCAAACCAAACCAACTGACGACCACTGTTAAATTGTTTGCGTAATTTTAATATATTTTCCATGTATTCGTAAAATCGTGTGTACGACAACGCATTAAAAGTGATAATAAATGTCAAACTATGTTTATCGCTGTTTTGGAGATAATCAGTTACATTGGTGTATAGCATGTCAAAGTTCATGCCGTTACGTATATATTCAGCCTGTTTGCCCCACGAGTCTAAACTGCAAAACAACATAAAGTGGTCAATTGCATTTTTTTCAGTGATTTTCTTCAATGATATCATGAACTTATTCCACTGATTTCCAGGCGGGCAGCAATTTGACGTTATAGACAGGTTTAAGGCAGGATGTGGGTGCTCGTATACATAATCAAACATTTTAAAAGTATTTTTATCCATCAACGGTTCGCCACCAGTCATACGGAACGTTTGTAGCTTTGGATAAACTACAGGCATCCATTTCCAAAAGGCTTTTAGATAAGGATTGTCAGGACCGTTGTCGATATTGAGTTTTTTTACCCATGTAATGTCATTGTGCCAGCGATCAGATAAAGTGATAGCACCGCTTTGTTCTATATCCTGTTGCCATGCTGTGCTTAGGTGCGGACTACAATAGCTGCATTTAAAATTGCAGGCCTGATTGAAGTTTACTTCAACATATCGAGGTATTGCATCACCTTCAAATCCCAATGCCTTGGCTTCCTCAATTAGTCCGTCTTCGTAAACGTCCTTACTGCGATATGCGCGATCGCTGAGTTGATTGCCACTGTCTTCGATTTGCCAACAAAATTCACATTCTTTAGGACGAGTCCCTTCTAGCATTAATTTACGTTGTTCTTTTTTATACTTGGTATTATGCAACGCACTTACATCGATCACTATTTCATCTAATGGAATTTGATGTGCTCTAGGATGATAACAACTATGAGTCTTTCCTGTGGGAATATGTATACTAACGTTATACCATTTGGCAAGACAGAAACTAGGACTAACCTTGTTTAGTTCTTTATACACATATTCAGCGTCGGCAAGATAACGAGATTCATATCTACCATTAATCTCTTTAAGTTCATTGCCTTTTATATTACGATTATATTCCACTAAACTGTTCCTGTAACCATTCAAAGTCATTGATTTTATTAAGAGCGTCTGGATTATTTTTATTAGTTTCGCCGTAATGTCTACCCGCCTGTGCCCCGGCAATTGCATATGCCCCAAACGGTTGTTCAACACCAGCTGAACACCATATGTCCAATCGTAGTTTAGTTTCTTCTTCGTACTGCCTTTCAATAATACGACTAGCTAGTTTACAACATTCTCTAAAGGCCGATCTCCATGTTGCAAACTCATCAGTATTGAAAGAGTTAATATTAGACACAGTATTCATGGCTTTAAACTTGTCAGATATACTTGTTGTCATATCCGAAGTATTAACATTCATATTCAATGTTAGGTGTCTTGGTAATAATTTAACACCACCGTTACCGTATTCTAAATTGTTAATAGGATTTTTACTTTGCCACACATGAACACAATCTATATCATAGCTTGACATCACTGTATCAAAACTAAAACTGTCTTCAATTATTGCATCGCCATCGACTATCCATATCATATCAGTATCACATATACTTGCTGCTTTAATATGTGCATTGTGAATTCCTTTCACGCCACGCACTCGTTTGGCCCTAGGACACATATCTATTAATTTTTTATAGTTCTCGTCAGCGTTGGGCTCGTTATAAGAAATAAAAACAACATCATATAAACGATGTTTAGATACTAGTCGATCATGTTCTTTTTTCTCAATTAAAAATCTATGTTTAAATTCTCGTTGTCCTATAATTTTATCTTTAGACAATAATACTAGTCCGTTGGTATGAATTTCTTTACCGTTAAACAGATGCTTAAATGTATGATTTTCTTTTCTATCATGATCATATTTTCCATCATTAGGATCAAAATATAGATCAAATACAGATTCATCTACAATATCTATCTCAGGCCATATCCCCCAAAACATCGGCTGTGTTTCATTTTTTAAAATGTCTGTGTAGTTGTCGTATGACGAAAGAACATATCTATTATATCTATACCGACTAACAACAGTTGTATGTTCTTTTTTGTCTATTAAATATCTACGGTTAAATTCTTTTTGCGAAATAACTTTTTCTTTTGAGAATAAAACTAGCCCGCACAAATATGTTTCTTTGTCATTGCATAGATTTTTAAACACGTGATTTTCTTTTCTATCATGATCATACTTTCCATCGTTGGGATCAAAATATAAATCAAAAATTGTTTCATCTATAATGTTTATTTCGGGCCATATACCCCAGAATAAAGGTTGAGTTTCTGTTTCTATAATTTGTTTATATTCTTCGTAACTGGAAATATTGTATCGATTATATCTATACCTACTAACTATGCGGGTATGTTCTTTTTTGTCAATTAAATATTTTCTATCAAATTCTTTCTTAGAAATAATTTTAGATTTAGAAAATAAAACAACTCCGCTTAGATATGATTCTTTATCATTGCATAAATTTTTAAATACATGATTTTCTTGCCTATCATAATCTAATGCACCATTGTTAGGATCAAGATAAAAATCAAATATTGTATCGTCAATAATTTCTATACTAGGCCACTGACACCAAAACATTTGTTGTTTTTCATTGTCAATAATCTCTAAATAATCAGCATAAGAATTAATTTTATAAACTGGGTATTGATATTTGCTGACAACTTTGTTGTGCTCTTTTTTATCTACAGCATACTGTTTATCAAACTCTCGATTTGATAAAGGTTTATATTTGCTGCAAAGGATTACTCCGCTGAGATAAGATTCAACACTATTGCAGAGATTTTTAAATACATGATTTTCTCTGCGGTCATAACTATTATGATGACTAAAATATATGTCAAAAATTGATTTGTCAGTTACAGTAACTTCTGGCCATACTAGCCAAAACATGTCGTCGGTTATGTGTTGGTATTCGTTGAATGTATTAGGACTGTATGTTTTATATTGTTTTGGAATACTAGCAACAATATCAATTTCTTTTTTAGCTGTAAAAAATCTATGATGAAATTCACGCTGAGAAATCGTCAACGATTTAGGAAACAAACAAATACCATCATAGTGTTCTCCGTTTTTAAAAACGTGAACATACATGTCATCCCACTTAGTGGCTTTATAATCTAATAAATTAAATTCTGTAAGATTTATATCGTCCCAGATAACCCAGAACATTTTTGTAAAGGATTTAGATTGAATTTCTTCGTAAGATTTTATGTTTGTTAATTTTTGAGCAAGTGGATACCTAGACTTTATTGTTGACCAGTCTTTGTCATTTCCGTTGCTTGCTGAAACATAAAAAATATCATACATTCGTAGGCACCGGCATCTTAAAATAAGTGTCGTTGAGATTCATGGTTTCATTATACAAATCTAAAGTAAATTTGCTCTGCTGTGCATCAAGAAAAGGCCAATCTAATCCCAGACTCATTTTTATTTTATCGCCTAAATTTTTAATCTCATCTATTAATCCGTCACCGTTTACTTCTTGATAAGGTTTTCCATATTGATTCCATATATCTCTGAGTATTTCAAAATCTCGAACATCAACATAATTCCATTCAGTGCAGTTGGCCATCCATGTTCCTAGTCTAGCACCATAGACTGCATAGATTCCATTTTCTTCGTGAGCACCCACAGTTGACCACATGCGCAGTCTGTGAATATTATGCCACCATATGCGTTCTTTAATTTCCATCGGAGGAACTTTAACGCCGTCAAGCAAGGTCATTTTAACACCTTCTCGAAATCCTGCTCTCCATGCTTGAAATGATGATCCTGTAATAACACTTTCACTGAACGTTAATGGAAAATTTCTATATCCATCTTCCCAACAAAAATCTACTTGGCCGCGATCACTGTTGGAATTTTCATGTGTCTTCATGTTCAAGACAAAATCCTTACGCCAGATTTTTAATCCACCATTGCCATATCGAAGACCGTTAATTGCATTACGACCACACCAACCATAGACCTGTATCTTGGGATCACTCATGTCAAGGTCGATGTTAAAAAATCTAGGATCTACAATGTTGTCAGCATCAACTGTGATAAACCAATCTGTTTCACTGGCTTCTGCTGCGGCTTTATGGGCATGGTCAGATCCTTTGACTCCGTGAATGCGTTTAGCCCACGGAACTTTGTTACACAAATCAGCATAATGCAGATCTGCATTAGGCTCATCGTAACTTAAAAAAACTACATCAAACTCGATTACTTTCATTTATATTCGATCACATAATTCTTAAATAGGCGTCTTGTATACACACTGAATCTATCATATTCAATGTTTTTAATTGTTACATTATGCCCAACTAGTTCATTTAGTTTAACAGAAAACATCTGAAAAATCAAGTTGGGATCGTTGTAATCGGTGATTAAAAAATCCATATCGGTAGAACCATCCCAAATAAATTGTCTTGTTCCGATGCTGCCTTTGTGTTTTTTAGTTCCACCGTATTCTGTAGACAGTTGAATTTTCAAATATTTGCTTTTCGAACTGTATGTTAGATGTATGTCCGATTTAAATTCTTCCAAATATTTGATGTCAGGAATTCTATGCAATACATCATCTAATTTGTTTAGTGTCTTTTTTTCAGCTATCTCTAACTGTCCTGACTCTACATTTATTTGACAGTTGTGTATCTGTGTTTCAGCTGTGATTATAGATTCAGCAATTTCTTGTGATATCTGCACTGTATGTTTTTGATCTGCAAAAGCATGATCTGGTCCTACGCTGATAACTCGACCCGTATTTGGATCAAACACCGCTACATATTGTATAATCGGTGGCTTGTATTCTTTCAGCCATTTATCAAAATCTTCTATAGTTTCCATGCTTTGGTCTCCAAGATATGTATGCACTCATCTGTGATTAAATTTTTCTCTACGTAATGCACAATATCATTCTGTTGAAAATTTCCTATCTTTAGTCTAGCATCTGCATTGAGATAAAATCCCACATGATCGCTCCAAGTGTCAGCCGGCCACGGCCAATTTTGCAGCATTGGTTTCATATGCACTACTCGAGGAAATGGTAAATCGTATGCGACGTCATCAGTTATATCTAGTATTTTAGCAGCCAGTGCGAATGCTTCATCTGTGCCAACGACCTTGGGTCTATGTTCATTTAGAAACTGATTAGTGAATTCATTGGGATTTTTTATAATCTGTCGGCCTAAATCAAAAAATTCTTGGCATAGCACAGATCCTTTAGAGAAAAAAGTCCACATAGAGTATAAATCTGGCAGGCAGTTTCTGTCAAAGGTTTTTCTATATGTGCGATCTGTGATTGTTTCGCCCCTATAGGTATAGACTTGGTTGGCCACATATAATTCACTGTTAGCAATAAAATAATCAATCCAATGACTGTAATCTCGTAGGAATAACATGTCAGCGTCAAGGCATACTGTGTGATCAAACGGAGACAGTTGATCCATCCACGATCTACCATCCCAATATTTCTCTTGGTCCCATTCTATCACTGTGTCAAACACCCACGGACTTGATAATTTTTCAAGCGATTTTTTGTTGTCAATTACCAATGCCACCTTGTCATACCCTGGTTTTTGTGTGGTTTTTATACTCAGAGCTAGAGCATAGGCGCACTTGAGATAATCAATGTCATCATTGTGTGCTACAAATAACAGATACCCAAAGTTCATATCAACTCCATTAACTGTTGTTGATGTCTCAATATACTTTGTTTATTCATCACATGTATATCAACTCCAGTCACTGATGCTGCACAATATGTGGCATCCAATCGATGATCGATCAAGAATGTCAATTTGTCCTTGTCGACGGCTGTGAGTATGTCTTTGTCCATCACTGATAACACAGGCGGCAGCGTTGGTGTGTTCATGTTTTCAAATCCATCTAGCATATGCTTGGCAACACTAAACGCTATGTCATTTCTATATTGTCTATGATCAAATCGAAAGACATCAGCATAGTGCTTGTAATTTTCTTTGATTAAATTCACCGTATCAAAAAACAGTTTGGACTGTGGATTTTTCGTGAACATCACTGTGGTTGCCCAATACATTTTACAGCTGGTTTCACAGACGTATCTATCAAGGTATCCTAATCTATCTTCGCTATATATGTCGTTGATCGAATCTCCTATCATAACGTCAGCTTCTACATTCCAATATTTGTTTAGATTATCACTGAATATTAAAAAATCGCTGTCTATCAGCAGTGTTCTATCATAGGGTGTAAGGTCCCATACAGAATGTCTGTTGGTATTGCAAAACGGTATTTTTTTATTAATTACACCGTCGTGCAATCCACGTTGATTATCCGTAACAGGCTTATCAACAATTATAACATGTTCGAATACTGTTTCAACCTGCTGCCATGTGCGGGATTCGATCAACCATTCCTTGGTGCTAAGGTCTGTGACCAATGACACTGGAACATTAAGATGTTTTTTTGCAAGCCCGCCACTGATCACTGCTAATAATCCGTAATCTACTTCACGATTATTATGTGCGAAAATTAAAATGCCATTGGTCATTATGCGATAAGTTTTTCTACAGATCTAGATTTCTTGATCTTGTCAAATTCTTGAAAGTATTCATTGGTGACTTCGAAATATCTGCTGAAGATTTCATCACGAAAAGCTTCTAGATTTTCTATCAAAATGGGATTTTCGTTGCTGTCCAACAGCACTGTTCCAGAAACTCTGCCTTTGCTACACAGCATTTCAACAAATGTCAACAGATTTCTATCAATGGCAAACAGCCCGCCAGAGAAACCATACATCAGTTTGGCAGCTGTGCGTTCTTTGAGAATTTTTTTGTGGATTGAAAAAGTCTGCTGATAATTGGCGAAATCCAATACAGCTTTCAACTGTTCGTTCATGAGTTCTCCTTGATAAACTGCGTAGTTTATTTATAGAGAATTATGTGGTCTGAAATAAATTACGAGCCAGTGACAGCACCAATAGAAACTGTGGGTTGAGTCACAGTGAATACTGCGCTGCTAGGCACCATAATACCTGTAGCAAACAGTGTAGAAACACTTACTGTAAGTGTTCCATCTATGTCATCACCTGGGGGTGGGTTAGGACTACCCCCTGCACCCGAGTCGGTGTATCCGTCTGTGAACAATATTCGTATTTCACCGCTGGCCGCGGTGCCTCCGCTGTTTGAAGGCACATCAACACACCTAGCCTGTAGACGATAGTTGTTAGAACCATAGGGACTGCTGGCTGTGGCTGTGTAAAATGTCTGGAAAGAGTTAGTGGTTCTATACCAGTTTGTACCGTCGTTAGGGGAAGTTACAAGACTTGCGTTAGGCGCTGCGCCTCCAAAACTCTGTGTGCCTGCGGCACTGAGAAGACTAGTCCAACTAGTATTTTGAGCCGTGCCAAGCACCCCACCGGTTCGGCTCGCACTGATCCTAATTTTACCGCCACTGTTGAACCAATATCTAGCATCATTGGCATTGGACCAATAAAATTGTATGACGCATTCGCACTGGCTAACCCATGCTCCGGTTCTGCTTGATGTGGTCACTGCTGTGGTACCCGATTCACTAGTGGCTATTGTGAATCTATTAGCTGTGATATTATCGGCCCAATCATCATATTGCTTTTGCGGTACGTCGAGGGTTCCGATATCGGGAGTAAATGAACTGGAATATCGAATAGTATTACCGTCTGCGACCACAGCGGTAACTGGGTTAGATCCGTTAATGTGCTTGTAGGCATTGATAATGTCATATCTCAGATTTGCCCACTCGTTGATAGTGACTTTAGTGCCTTCTGTTACAGCCGTAGATTGGATTCTGATTTGTTGACCGTATCCAGAGTTTCCACTGCCGGAACCTAACACAGCAATGATTTTGTTTCTTATTGAATTGTAGTCTGCTTGGACTATTACACTGTTAACAGCTGGCATGAGAATATTTAAGAGATTATGCTGCTACAATACTTGAAAGTGAATATGTCGGACTAGTGATTGTGAAATTGCCCGATGGCTGTAACAGTCCAGAAGCTTTGACTTCTGCCACATTCACTGTTAACGTGCCCACTACAGAATCCCCCGGTGGTGGACTGGGTTCTGGGCCGGGATCAGTATACGTGTCTGTTAATGTAATACGTATCTGGACTTGAGTGGCTGTGCCTGTGGAGTTATTTGCTACATCAGACTTGGCTTCAAGTCTATAATTGTTTGCAGAATACGGGCTACTGAGAGAATCTTGATAAAATGTCTGATACACATTAGTCAATGTGTAATAATTGACAGTAGGATTCGTATTGGCACCAAAACTTCGTGTTCCAACACTGTTCAAAAAGTTTACCCAAGCTGTAACTTGTGCTGTTGGTGCGCCAGCTGTCAACGCCGAAGTAATTCTAATTTTTCCTCCACTGTTGAAAAAATACCTAGCTGTGGTAGCATCAGCAAAATTACAAGTCAATGTGGTCTGTGCTTGAGTTGACCACGAAGAACTGAATGTCTGTGTGGCTTTAGCTGTGACTACTGATTGGTTGTCGGCAAGATTGAATCTATTTGTAATGGCCTGTTCTAACAATATGTCGTAATTTGTGTTTGGAGAACTTGGTCCAAATCCAATTGCATCACCGACAGCGACCTGTACTATCGAGGGAATTACTCCATCCTGGTGCAGTCTTATATTGATAATATCAAATCTCAACAGATCCCATTGTGCTTTGGTTATAGCATTACCAATGAAAACATCTGAAGATTGCACGGTCTGACCATACCCCCTAGTGGTAGATCCAATGCCTAACAAAGACTCTGCTTTGTCTTGTATGGCCACATACTGCGAAGCAAATATTGATGTTCCGCTAGTCATTACAGCACCAATACTTCAATGATGTTGCCAGTTCGTGTTCCGGTTGATTCTAGAGCAACTGCAAACACGTTGGCATAATTACCGTGAGCTGCCATAGCTGTGCCGCCTGGGCCAGCTATCAGCCTATCACCTTTTGCTACTGAACCGTATGCCTTACATGGAACTCTGCCTTTGAGAGCAATGTATATTCCACCTTCAAGATCTTTGTTCATCATAAAAGCAGGATCTGCACTAACTACTCCTACAGCGCGAGTATTGACATCGCTAGCTGTGACTTCTTTTTCACCGCCTATCATTACCACTGTGCCTGCTTCGTATTCTTTGTCAGCAAGATATTTTTCAGCTAAGTCTGCATAACGAGCAGCTGTGGCCGTGCCATTGAAAATATTTGCAGTGATGTTACCGCTGACATCTCTTGCCGCAATGCTGTAAGCTGTGGCTGTAATTCTTGCGGTTCTATATTGGGTGCTGACTGTTCCATCTGCCCATGTAGGATCAGATATTGCATTGGTTCTATCGATAAATGTTCTATCGGTGCGGTCTGCAGTACCAACAAATTGATTGGCTAATATATCACCGTTGGCGTTTCGTACAGCTACTGTTGAAATTGCTGATCCGGGTATAACAGCACTGGGATCTAAATTGTTTAGTTTACCAGCATTTACTGCTGTTGACGCAGACCCGGTAACCGACCCAGTAAGAGTACCAACAATGTTAGCTCCGGCAAATCCTATCTGTTTTGTTGTAGCATCTATCAACACTGTATCATCATTGGCCAATACGTTGCCTTTGTGTATACCTGTGGTGTTTCCCGTCACTGCTCCAGTTAAGGCACCATTGAATGCTGTAGCGAAAACATTACTCCACCTTTTGGTAGTCGATCCTAAAGCATATGCGTTAGAGATACCAGGTTCTATTCCTGTGCGTTTTATAATTGCAATATCTCTCTCATCGACAGCGTCTTGTACTGTGATCCTAAATGTTATATCATTGCCTAAACGATTTTCTACAATTACATCGCTGCCGTTTTCAACTCTAACTCTAAGATCATTGCCGTCGCCTACTTGAAAGCCAGGATCTTTGAAACCAACTTCCGAAATAAATGCGCTTTCACCTGTTTTGATATATTGGTCAGCTGTGAATCCGCCTAGCTTGGTGGCATTGCTTGCAGTGCCCCAAAACGTAAAATCATCCGTAGAAACACCAGTCTGTGATTTTACTAATGTTATACCTTTCTTAATCACTGTGAAATCATCTATGGCATTTTTACTATTATCAAGAGTAAACGCAGTCTTGCTGATCACAGCTATGGTCTTGCTGTCTGCTATGACTTTAAGTATAGTATGTGGGCCTTCTGCAGTAGTCAGTGTTCCATATACCACTGCCGGGCTGATAATTGATGTGCCTAAATCGGGACTGGCTATAGGTCCAATAAGAGTGAAATCATTACCGGTATAGGTATATAACTGTTTGGCTAATGTGTCCCACCAAAAATCACCTACAGACAAACCACTAGGTGCTGATGCGCTGGCTTCAGCACCGCCAGCTGTTTTGAACTTGGCACCATCATAGAACTTTAGTTTTTTAAGTTGTGTATCAAACCAAACTTGCCCGGTAATAGCTTTTGGAGGTGCTGTGTTATTAGCAAAATTTTCTAATAGATGAACAAAATTTTCATTCTGCACTTCGCCGTAGCCTGCGTAATTTTTGCCCACTAGCCTTAGATCAGTGGTGGTGTCGATAGTGCCGTCAGCTACAGACGTTAAAAACACACCGTTAAATTTGTTGACTTCATATGCCATGTTGTTAAGAACCTCTGCTATGTTTTATATTTATCTATTCAGATATTATTAGTTTCTTCCAACTAAAACTTCAATAATTCCGTCAGTTCCGTTAAAATTTTCTAAAGATTTACCTACTATATTACCAAACTGCGGTTGATTAGTTGATTTAGCGAACCCGTTACCGGCGCTTACTAATATATCACCCTTATTAATTTTTCCTGTAACTTTACACGGAACTCGTCCTTGTAATGCTACAGCAACTACATGGTTACCTGCACATGAAGAATTCATTAAATATGCGGGGTCAGTAGAAACAATACCAGCAATTTTATTAGTTTCTGGTCGAGCTAGAGTAACTTCATATTCTCCGCCAATTTCTAAAACTGTGCCGGGTTCGTATTCTCTGTCAGCTACATAATTTTCTGCTAGATCTGCATACTGAGCAGTTGTTGCTGTTCCCCTAAACAAACCAGTAGTGAAAATATCATTACTACCTGTATCTAAAACTCTGTTTAAAACCCATTTGTTGCCTGTGCTTGAATACATAACCGAAGCGCCAGACCCGTTAATGAATATACCAGCACCACTAGCTTCAGCTGCTGTAGCTGCTCCGCTGGCTAGTGTTATTAATTTGTCTTCGATTGTAAGTTCTGTGGAATTGACTGCTGTTACATTTCCCTGAACTGTTAAATTTCCAGTTACAATTAAATTGCCGTTGGCAGTTATATTATTACTAGGATCTGCTGACGTTATGCTAGTAACTTCAGCATCGGTACCTTTAAAATATGTTGCATACACATTTTTAAATTTATGACTCGGAATACCCAAATTTGATAGATTATCAGAAATAATTGCAGGATCGTTGGGACCGCCTAAAGATAATGATTCTGGAGCACCTATAAATGATAACTCAGGTCCTATTCCTAACATATCAAATTTTAATTTTCCGCTAGTAGATCTTATAGTAGGACCAGTTGAATGAACAAACACTCGCAGTTGATTTCCACTGCCTAACACTATTCCTGTGTCACTGACATTTAAAGAACTCAATGTTCCTAACTGTGTCAAACCACTCAGTGTCACAGAATTATTAAGACTGCTTCCGGTCAAGGTTGCGGCATCAGCTGTGACTGTGATATTATTAGAACCATCAAATCCCACGCCGTTAATGGTTCTAGAAGTGGCTAATCGTGTAGCAGTGGATGAATTTCCAGACAACTGTGCGCCGATAAATTGGGTGGCCTGAACTATGTTAAATGTGCTGGTTCCACTGGTTGCTGTGACATTTCCAGTAAGGTTGCCAACTAGATCTGCTGTGATAGTGCCTGCTGAAAATCCGCCTTGTGAATTTCTAGCGACTATCTTACCTATGAGATTGGCAGGAGATGCATCCACATTCCATGTTCTTTCTACCGAACCATTGAAATCTGATCCTAGGATATAATCACCTTTTTTCAATGCATTGGTGGTATTTGCTGTGATTGTGATATTTGACGCGGCTGTAAATGGCACTCCGTTAATTAGTCTAGCTGTTGATAACTGATCAGCTGTGGCAGCATTGCCGGTTACGCTGCCATTGATCTTAGCCGTGCTAGAAAGATTGATTCCCGCTAATAGACTGTCGCTGAATCCTGTAACTTGATCGTTTGTGTTGATAGTAAAAGCTGTCGCAGTGCAGATAGCAAATATCACGCCATTGGTTTCTAAGAATATCACTGGGCGAGGATTACCGGTGTTGTCGTCCAGGGTTCCTGATCTTGCTTTAGTAGATCCAAATCCTTCCACAGCTTCTGGACCTATCAATCTCCATGCTGTACCAGTATATGTAAACAGTTGATTAATCGGAGTCTTAAACCATAAAGAACCCGGGTTGGCGCTGACAGGGACTGTGGCGCTTACAACAGCAGATCCTATGGGATTCCACTGTGTGCCATCATAGGCATAGGTTATAGAGTCTGTGGTATTAAACCATATCTGTCCAGTTAAAGGCCTCGATGGAGGAGCTGTATTAGCAAAATTTTCCAAGAGAAACACAAAATTTTCATTCTGTATTTCACCATAGCCCACATAGTTTCTGCCAACCAATCCCAGACTTGTGGTAGTATCAATGGTGCCATCCTGCAGCACCACTAATTGTTCCTTGTTGAACTTGTTAATTACATAGGCCATTTATGCCACTCCTGATTCATTATGGAGGTAATGGTAGATCTGACTGCCATATCCACACTCCTCCGATTATTTGAAATACTTTGATAATTCTTGTTACCGAGACACTTGCTGCGGCTATGTTAGCTGTGGGGAAGCTGATGTTTGTAATTGCTTGGCTACTGGCTCCACCAAGATTGGTTAAAAATGGTGCTGTGGAAATCGATGGTGGCAATGAATTTATGCTTAAAGATTGAGCGTTGTTGCTTATCAAATTACATAAAATTCTGGCATATGTGCTTGGCCTATACTCACTCACAGGAGCAAGATTATTCAATATATTTGTAATAATATACGTATTGGATTTACCATCAGATAAATCAATAGTAAAAATCACAGGTCTTGATTCCACTTTGTTATCTGCATATTCTTTAGTAGCAGCATCTTGAGCAGACACAGGATCTTGCATGCCGGTGATTCTTGGAGCCCCGATCAATGCAACATTTCCTGTGCCATCTGGTTCTAATTCAATATCAAAATTTGTACTCACAGTGCTGATTCTGTGATTTTCCAGTCTCATCTGAGTAACTGCAGGCACGCCCGGTCCGATGTTGACCACAGTCTGTGTACCAAAAGAACTAACCCCTGGGATACTTGTGATAGCAGAACCTAAACTATTGCCATCTATTACCTTAGTTCCGCCAATATACATTGCTTTGCCGGCAGCTAAATTCAATGTCTCGGATACATCAAGCCAATTACTGCTATTGCTGTATATTATAGTTTTATCTGTAGATGCCTTAATTGTAATACCTGCACCATCGGCTGTAAGATTTGTGGGACTGGCAACATTGGCTATGACTATATTTTTATCTTCTATCTCTACTGTGTTAGTGTTTATAGTTGTGGTTGTACCTTCAACTGTGAGATTACCACTGACTATTAGATCGCCGCCGGTGGTCACTGTGCTGCTGGTAAATCCAGAATATAGGTTGATGTTTCTTGTTGCTGCATTAATAGTAATAGCTGCTTCTTGTGTAATACCCTTGCGTACACTCAACTGAATGTTTCTATCAGTTGCAGCATTGCTTATTAATACATCTCCAGCACTGACAAATAAATTTGCCTGGCCTGCTGAACCTACTATGATACCTAAATCACTGGTAATCTGTAATTGTCCATTTATACTGTTAGAAGTATCAGTTCTAACATAGGTGGTTGCCGGAGATCCGCCTAAACTGTCGCTGTTTATACAGGTCGCACGTATTTTAAAATTAGATAACGTGCCTGCATTGAAACCAGGTTCTATATTGCCATTAAATCCTACGATTTCTACTTTAGGTGTAAAACTGTCTTTGGAAAAAATTCCCAGTAACACACCATTATTATAAAGACTAGTTACTACTCTGGTTTGATTCAATGTATCTAAAATGGTGTCTACTCGCAGTCCGCTGAGACCCTGCACACTACTATACGCTGGTGCAAGTAACACCGCCGAAAGACCATCAAAAAAGTATAGTTGTTTTCCAACATCGTCATACCAGAGGTCGCCTGCAGCTAATGTGCTTGGTTGAGAGCTCGATACTGTAGCTGAACTTACCGGAACGAAAGAGATGCCATTATAGACTTTTAATTTTGACTGGCTAGTATCAAACCATATTTGACCCTTGATCGGGCGCATAGGGGCTGTGTTACCAGAAAAATGCTCTAGTAATTTTATAAGATTCTCATTAAACGCTTCGCCAAATCCGCTGAAATTCTTTCCTATAAGAGTGATATCAGTGGAAAGGTCATCGACCTGGCCGTCTGCTACAGTTGCTACAATTGTGCCGTCAGTTTTGTTTATTTGATATGCCATGTTTTACTCTGTTAGAAAGCTGGTGGTCCAGATCTTATAATATAATTCATTGCCAAGAAAGGATTCATTAAACCTACTGGTGTTGCTAGTGTCACTCCTACGGCTTTTTTTACTCCGCCGCTGTCTTTGAGATATTGTGCCTGTCCCGGAGCTGTCGGTCCAGGTCCAGAGGTGGCCAACGGATCAAGTGTTGTTGTAAGTGCGACTGCAGAATAGTCTTGAGTGGGGGTTGACAGAGAATGACTGTGTTCTGGTAGATTTGGCAATGTTAACGCTACAGAACTTTGTCCAGCTGAGCCTCCAAGTATTGTGGCCTGCACGTCTGGAACCCGGCCTGCAACACCGCCACCTGCATCTACGTAAGGACCTGTAATAGTTGGCACAGTGCCTGCATTATCCATATTATCCTTACCAAGTGCGAATCTACCTCTGAGATCAGGTAATCTAAATGTGTTCACTCCCAGCAATGCTGTGACTCCATTATATGTGGTGCCGATCACATCATACAGGTCTGTATACTTTACCCTTTCAATTTCTGAGCCGTCACAGAACAAGTAACCATCAGGAGCAGTAATACCCGCATACGGAAGAATAGCTCCTATCGGCACTGCTAGATCACCGAGAAATACTTCTCTAGTTTGTTTAAGAAGACCAGAACTAGCTAAAGTGCTTTCACTAGGCCTGTAGGTTAAAACAAAATCCCCTTTTTTGCCACGATTAGGTACTGGAGTTTCTTTACCCGCAATAATATTTGCTGTGAGTGTGGCATTAAGAATTTTTGTAGAACTACCAACTTGCCCGTCAAATTGCACAGCCGGTGAGATCACATCTCCTGCTAGTTGAAAACTGGTGATTGTGCTGAGAGATGTAGCAGTATTGGCGTTGCCACTGATGTTTCCCTCGAGCACGCCTTGTATAGTATCTGCAATGATTGTTTTGGCACGTATATTATTGAAGCGTCTTGTTGTAGTGCCTATATCATACGTGTTTGTGATTTTTGGTATTATAACCGCGGTTTGTAGGACGCCAGTGACGTCAATGCCGTCACCGACAATTATATTTTTTGCAACTGCAATTCCACCTTGAGTGACCATGCTACCATTATTTAAATTAGTGCTGGCTAAGCTACTGGTAGTAAAAAAAGAACCTGTGATTTTTGCATTGCCTTGGATGTCTAACGCTTCTAATGGGTTACTTTGATTTACTCCAACTTTGTTGTCAACAATTCTTAAAACTGTTGCTGGGATACCGTTTCGGTTTGTCTGTAGATCAATAGAACTGCCTGCAGAAGAATTATAGATGTTACTAGATGTTGTTGTAGCTGATAACTTAAATGTCTCGTCGGCCCCGATAGAAATACCGTTATTGTTTTTGATCTTTATTTCAAAATTAGTGGTATTGATGGTATCTGATCTAAGAAATGTTCCTGCAGCTTTTTCTACTCCGCCTACCAATAATGCTTGAGCATTTCTTGCTGTACCGTTCAGAACAGGTAAAAATCCCCCTACAAAATTTGCAATTTCACCCGAAGTTGCAGGAGCACTGATGTTAATACCTGATTTTATCAGATCAAATCCAGTGATCAGAGTCTTTGGTGTAAAACTGTCTTTACTAAAAATAATTACAGGAATGTCTGCAATATAAAATGTTAGAATAAATTTATCTAAGTTATCAGAATCTGATATTTTTTCTATAACCGGTCCATATCTCAAACCACCAACTGAACTCTCAACTGGGCCAACTAATATCCAACGTGTGCCTGTAAATATCCGCAGTTGTTGATTAGTAGTGTCTACCCATAACTCTCCTACTTTACTGGTTTCTACTGAAGGTTGGCTAACTCCTTTTTGTATTCCAGATGCTGCCTTCCATGCAGTGTTATCCCATATTTTTAGAGTTTGTGTTCCGCTTGTGCTATCATACCAAAGCTGTCCTTCTACAGGATTAACTGGTTGATTAGTAGATGCAAAATTTTCCAGTAGTGATAAAAAATTCTCTGCGATAATCTGCCCGTAACCTGTGACATTTCTACCAGGAAATGTCAAACTGGTATCTGTGCTGGATGTATTATCAAACACTGTGATTGGACTTTTATTTTCTTTGTCTGTGAAATTAACAATATATGGCATGATTATATCTCAGTGAATCCAGTTAAACTCTGCACACGGATAGTGTAGTCAATCTGTAACAGTCTGTTAAGACTTTTCTGCACAGGGTGAAACACCACGTGTGTTAATAGTTTTCCTTCAGCGCCGTTTTGGCCGATGCTTTTTAATCCTAATTCATCAAATACGAATTCACCATTCATGTCAACGCTGTTGTCAAATGCTTCTTGCTCTAATGGTTCTCCATAATCTAACAAGCAGCTGATCACAATATCACTATAAGTCGCTCCGCTGATATGTCTAATTTCCATTTTATTTCTCACAGGATCTTGATTTTCAATAGCATTTTGATCAACTACTTTTTGGTAGGTTTGATTGTAGAGGCTAGAATTAACACCAACAGTATTGGGTGTAAGATAAGTGATAAGACCTGTGGGGTCGACTGTGGTTCCGCCTGTACCAAAAATCATCTGATACACTGTGCCGTATCCTTGATTACTAAGACTATTGACCATGGCCACACTCATATTTTCATAGTGAATAGCATTGCGTTTGTCTACAAAAATTTCTTTGGTCTCAGGATCGTGAATCTTGATATGACCTTCAAAATTAAATCCGCCTGTTTCGTTGGGTCGAGATTGTGTATTTTGAGCTGATTGATCTTGATTTTTAGGCATTTTTATCTCTTTTTGTTCCATCATGTATTTATTCAGGGATGTCAGTGGTCTTTTCCACAATGAATCTAGCCACCGACGTTACGCTATCTATTAGACTCACCCCATCTGCTGCTGTAGTATCGCCCCTTGTATACCAAGTTTGTCCTAGTCGTCTAAGCACAGTGACTCTGGTCCCAGCAGGCAAAGCAGCGGTTAATCTAATTTGCTGTGAAACACCGTCCACACTAAACTCAGCTTCTTGTGTTTGATCTGCATCAGGGCTTGCCGCTCCGTTAGTTTCGGTGTATACATCCTGTGGATCTTTTTTCAATCTACGACCTGCTGCAAAAACTTCAAGTTGATCGCACGGTCCATAAGTTAGCGGAATAGATTTTCTATACCAGAGACCGCTTCGTGAGCTTTTTACAGGAGTAAAATCTAATGGTCCAATCAGTAATGTGCTGCCGTCGCTGGTAAAATCAATCCGCTGTTGTGTTTCATTGTAAGGAATAGTTTCACTGTAACTCACGTCAGCAACCACAGTGTTTGTAGCATACGTTTCTGCGATTGATGTTCCTTGCACTCCTCTGCGCAGCTGTCCAAGCACATTGCCTGTTTTCAGCATGTATTCAATGCGTTCACCGTCAATGAATATGGTTCCTGGTAAATTTCTAGATACGATCGGTTGCCCTAACAAACTAGCATCTGATACTTCTATGGTTGTATCAAAATATCTCAAAGGCTTTACTAATTTGCATGATGCTTTTGAAAATCTGTTAAAGTGATACACATTTAACATGTCTTTGTGGATTTCGTACGCCGAGGGCAATTTGAAAATATCATTCCCAAAAGTAATTATTTTGACAGTATCATCAAGGGTGGTCGTGACATTGAGATATACCACTGCTCTTGGCAGGCTCACAAAGTAATCTTTTTCTTGTTGAAGTCTGATGCCGTTTAAGTATACCCATACATAACTGGCCGATATAGGAGATCTAGACAATTGATAATTCACTTTGCCGCCTTTGGTTTCATCTTGAATAATATCCATAGAAGGATATTCACCAAACCAAGTAACATTAATTGCAGGGTATGTTGAATCAGATATTGTGGAATCTCCAGGAAATCCAAAATCAAATCCACTGTCAATAATTACATTATTTCCTTGTATAAAATACTGTGCATTTAAATCGTTTTCAATTTTGATTTTATCGCCTACTGATAGCTTTTCTGGTTTGATGATCAATTCCTTAGTAGGACCGTTGAATGTATAATCAATCACAAACGTGCTGGGATCATCATTGATGTAAACTCTTAGATTAGAAGGTAATATGCTACCTCCTGATTCAAACGGATCTACTCCAAGTATGAACTGGTTGTTGGTGCCGTCATAAGTTACATAGTCGGTGTCTGGACCGTTAAGCAATTGACCGTTAACTTCCACAATCACAGAACTTAAAGCCGATCCTCTAGCTAACTCACTGAATCCGTTGAGATCAAAACTGCGTGTGCTGCCTTCGTAATAAAATGTTTGGGTATTTACATTTACTAGAGACAGACCCAATGAATCTACATCCAACGATGCTGCTAGACATACGATTTTGATCACATCACCTGCCTGAGGCTTTATTGCAAATTCAACTAAAGTTTTTCCCACAGCATCTATAATATCTGTGCTGTTGCGGAATCCTACATCAACCCGAGATCCATTTAATGTAACAAATACACCACTAGTAACATCATAGCCTGCATTAGTAAGAAATAATCCAGTGGTGCCATCTGCTATATAACTTTGATAATCTAATATACCAAGACCGCCAATACCTATGCTTAATATTTCCACTAGTTCACCTATTGCTGGTGCTGAAATAAAATTCACAGTTGCGGCGGAACGGTCTATAGTGTAATGTTGATTCAACGCTTTTGCAGTGTTATCAACATAAACAAACACTGAGGAATTTTCTAAAACTGTCTGACCTATAGCAAACACAGTGTCTTGACCATTAGAAATAGTAATCTTTGATTGTAACGCAGCTGCTCCGGATGTTTTGTTGTTGTATACTTTTATCGAAACACTGTCTATTACCTGTCCTGGTATATTTTCTTCAGGCGCCGGAATGTTATCTTTGTCAATGAACTTTCCACCTGTAATAGCAATTTCTTCTGCAGTTGCACCGGTGGCAGTGGCATAAGCAGAACTAATAGCTGACAACGATCCGCCGCTGAGTTTGGTATCTAATATGTTATCATCTGTAATTACCACAGATCCGTCGCTGTCTATCGGACGGAAAATAAGGATATCACCATCTTGGGTGCTGAGATACGGCCCTATTAATACCACAGCATTTACCCCATCACCTACAAACGTTGGCATTTCTGCTGCAGGATTAACACCTGTGCTAGAATCTTGTGCCGATGAATAATTTTCATCATCTACACGCACTGTGATGTTTGTGTTTTTACGTTTGATATATATGTTGATTTGCTGCCCAGCTGCTGGTATATATGGTAACGTCACCGAGACGGTGCTGCCGTCCGCTACATGGTAATAATCTGAACTGAGCTCTACTGAATCCCAACTATCAGTAAACCAAGGTAGCGCATCCCAACCACCAGTGACATCGAATGTAGTGCCTTGTATTCTTACGCCACCAAAGTCAATACCAGTCATGAGTTGGTTTAGTTCCTTGCCTATCATGCCTGTTTTTGGGTTATAGGACTTTTCTATTCTATTCACAGCATCTAATAACAAAATGTTCTTGTCATAGATCACTGTGATTTCATCATTTATAGTTGGTGCAGTATTAAATGTCAGTTTTCCACGAAGTAAATTATAACCACCTGTGGGTTGATAATACAGAGATATCTGATAGTCACTAGCCAACACAACCTGTGTTTTTTGTGTGGCAGATATTTTTCTAGTTACCTTGATTCGAGTTTTATCATTAGTTGGTGCATAATTTAAAAAGAATACAGCACTACTACCGCCGGCAATGAATGTCTGTGTCTGCGAAAAATTTTCATAGATGCCGTTGGCCGAGAGTCTATCAAATTTCAAAGCGACATCAAACATACGCACTTGAGAATTTCCTATGATTGCAGTGGCTTTGGCCTGTACAGCAGTAGATGGATTTCCTCCTACCAATGTCACTGTTGGTGCTTTAAGATATCCTGAACCCTGAGTTAACATCTGTATGCCCGACACTCTACCATTTGAAATAAATGCTCTAGCGGTGGCACCAATTCCATCTCCTTCTATCAACACCCTAGGTGGAGTTAAGTATTCTGTGCCCTGCTGATATACCTCTATAGCTGTGACTGCGTAGCCTTTATTATCTGCCCACCATTTCCACGGATACTGTGATATTTCTGTTGATGATGCATTAACAGGATTAGCACGGCCGTCAAAGATTGAATATGACGGTGGAAGATCAAAATCAACCGCCGACGATGCATATGTTTCTGGTTGGTCATAACGGCTGATATACTCTCTAACTGTGGTTCTAAATGGTTTAACTTCGTTGATGTATTCTTGATAACTTGATAGATTATCATTTTTGTAATTTGGCGGGCTTGCTAGTGTGCCAATATTATGGGTGGCATTTAGGAAACTGGTTTTGAACACCCAATCCACATACTGCTGTTCGCTGAACACATGTCGTATCGAAGCAAAAAACAATTTGTTCCATTCTACTGCGTAATCTCCTACAAAAATATTTTCTTTTACTGCTGCAAAAATATTTCTAAGTTCTTGCGAATTTTCTATGTCATAGGTTGTAGTGTCAAATGGTTGTGTATTATCGAACCCGACTCCAGTTACACCAGTGTCGTACAATGAAGAATTTATTTGTATTGTACCGTTTTGTCTACCAACTAGTAGATACTTGTCTAAAAATGTTTGACCTATTTCTTGAGTTTTTTGGAATTTAGCCCATCCGCCTGCAGCATATTCTTTGACTTTGATAATGTCACCGATCATTACAAGGCTATCTATGACCTCATAAATGTTAGAATATTCTTTAACAACACGTAGATTATCACTGTATCCTGGTCTAACCCAATCTACTTTATTCCAGTATGCTGTTGTGTCAAACGCTTGTGATCTACTACGGAAATATGTCTTGCGTAAATCATCCCAAGAATAAATGCTCCAGAAATTATTCAGCGTTGCATCATTGTTTACTAACACAGAAAAATATCTCACCTCGACCTTGATCACACTGTATTTTTTACCACGATTGGTAACTACCACAGCTATTACTCTGCCTTGTCCATCAATGTGACATACTGCTGTGGCATTCAATCCATCACCGGTGATGATCACCGGGGGACCAATATAAATTCCAGGTTGTTCTTGATCGAATAATTCTTTAGGCTTGTATCCATATCCCGGATCTATTATATCTATTGTGTCTAATTCACCGTTGATTAAATTACCACGCAATACAGCACGTTTGGTATTGGTTGTTCCCACTGTCTGTAGATCTATTTCAGTGTCTACTGCAATGTCATAAAGATTCAATTTATCACTAGGAGCTGTATCAACTTTATTTAAATTAGTATATTCTATGATTTCTGCAAAAGTTTCATTTAGTAATATATCATTGATGTATTCTATAACGATTTGTAATGCTAACAATCTGTCGACAAACATGGTCTGTCGAGGTCTATATTGTATACCGTATTTTTGTTTAGCTGGAAGATCGATATCAGGAATTTTATTTCCTGCGATATCCGAACCAACAAGACTGTCAATCCATTTGTTTTCTAATTTCGGAGATGGTAAATTATCAGCCACTCCTTCTGTAAGCAATTGGTATTCGTTGTGAATTGGTCTCGGTGATTCCAAGCTGTTGTTAATTTGTAGATTCAACAACGCTGTATCAGACTGCATGATTGTTTTAAAATTATATGTGAGAAATTTATTGGATTCTATCAACGCAACAAAAGCTAGATTCGATCCTGCTGGATTTGCAATTAATCCGGCCACCTCAGCAGCTGATTTTGTTCTGTCTGGCATATTGCTGGGTGTGACGGCTTTGCTTCTTACCCAATAATAATATAATGTTTCTGAGACAAGTCCAGTAGTTGGGCTAAAGAAAAATTTCACACTGTAAACATCATTGTTGGGATATAATGGTTGCCCGCTAACTCCTTGAGCCAGTCCTGCATTAGTGTCTGCCAACGCTGCCCATTCATTAGGTAACAACACCGTCTCAACCCATTCATACACATCTATACTCGAACCCAACACCTGTTGATTCCAATTTCCTGTTTTATAAGCAGAATCTTTTTGTTCTGCATATTGAAATTTTGCAGTGCTGGTATTCCACCATAATTTTCCTACATTTTTTTCTAACCAGTTTATAGTTGTATCCACTACCACTTCATCCGTGCCTACTGAATACACCGCAGGATCGTATGGTGTTTTATACTTGATTTCTTGCTCAGCTATATTAAGAATTTTTCCTCTAGCTGCATCGACGAAATCTATGTCTTGTATTTTTACATTGTTTACATTGTCATAAAGTTCAATTTTTTTAATTTTTCTTAAATCTACCAATGGTCGTTGGCTTGTAAGCACAGTCCAACTTGCATCTGCACTAGCTGTGAACAGACGTGCTATGCCTTGATATGCTTTGGTAGATGTGTTTTTATAATAAGGTGATCCTACTAGTATTTTTGAACCTATACAGTCTATGCTGTGTCCAAATGATTCGTCTGTCTGTAGATCGCTGTCCAGTTTTTCTGTAAGAAAGAATATTTGATCTTTGTTGTCAAACACATAGACACCACCAGTAAATCCTTGATCAATATAAAATCTTGTTCTTGCATTATCAAATGTTGTGCCTTCCAGTAGATCAAAATTGATAGAGAAAGGCGTTTTTGTATTTCTAGCACCGACTGCTATTTTAGAACTGTCTGGACTCACCGATACGGCAAAACCAAAATATTCATCAGCATAGATTTCATAACTTTGTAAACGCTGTTTCACTCGGAATTCTGTTGTTGATTGATCTAATTCTAACACATATACTGCGCCCTGATCTTGATAATTTACATCTGATCTAGGACTAGAAACTACTAGTGTATTTCCATTGGCATCTAAATCCATAGCAAATCCAAACTGATCCCCAGTACTAATCACTAACCCAGAATCTATGTCGGTGAACGACGACAGTGTGCCAGCATTGATCATTTGAACAAATTCATAGGAATCGTATGCAGTTTTTTTATATACAAAAATCTTACCGCTAGGTGTAGTAGTGCTGTCTCCTACCTGATGCCAATTAACACTAGCAGATGGATCTTCATTATAACTGCGATATGTGCTGTCTGTACTGTCAAATGTGTCACCTAATTGATAATATTGATATGCTGTGCCAGGTGATCCTTGAAATCTTACAGTCTCTCCTTCGACATATTCAACGTCTGGTCTCCATAATCCTCGATAGTTTGCAAAATATTGTCCATCGCTGTTTGGGGCACCTATAACTAAAATATTTCCATCGCCACTCATGGCCATAGAAAACCCAAACTGATCTCCTTGCTTGACTAGTTCTGCTTTCTGAGTGTTGGTTAACAGTCCAGTGGTTGTAAACTCCTGTGTGGAACCATCATCTTCCACAGAGATATTTGTTGGTAGAGAGCAGTGTGTTGATATGTCGCTGACTTTGAGCCAATTTTGTGAATCGAGAGTGATGGTGCTGCCATCCGAGGTTGATCCGTCTAGACTCTGCCATAAATTGCCACGTGCTGTTTCTAAGATGGGATCTTGCGCTGCTTGCCATACTATATCATCTTGCTTGTAGGAATCAGATAGGTTGTATATGCCTTTATACAAAGGGTTTTCCATATGTGTCCACTCTGTTCCTGTGCGCTTGATGAGATATACCCTGCCTGTGTTGTTATAAGATCCCACAGCAGATACTGCCAAATAATATTCAGATCCGTTTACACCGATGACAATTTCAGAACCAAATTTTTCATTGTCTGCAGGTCTCGGTGACACGAATGCTGTGACATTAACATATCTTCCGCTGACAAATTCATAGACCGCAACCATGCCCTGCTGATAGTATCCAAAATTTCCTGCTGTTGTCTGTGCAGGAATGACAGTGGAATGTGGCATCCAGTCATCTGAATTTATAGCTATTTCTGAACTTCCATCAGTAGCCGCTGTGTTGGCGTTCAGAGCTCTATATAATCTACCGCCATATACGACAATATCGTCCTGTGCATAAAACACATCCACGGCCCACTCGCCTCGATATCTACTAGTTACTCCGCTGGCTGTGGGAGCACCTATTACAAGATATTTGCCGTCCGGACTAACTGCCATTTTTTCGCCAAACGATCCCAATGCTGTTTCAAAGAAACCTACCGGCGGTGCTATGATCTGTTTTAACGAAAGACCGTTATCTGTTTCTACATACACATTTACAAAACCCGACTGAGGTATGGCAACAATTGTGTGCTTATTAGTATTGTCATATATAACCTTAGTGCCTAACCCTAACGGATTAGATATACCAGCACCGTCTATATTTTTTGCTGAATAAGTTTTATTCTTTTCAATAACTTCCCATTGATCATTTCTATTGTTATCAACAAAGACCAAAGATTTATTTTTTAGTAGTGCTGCAGACCGTTGATCTATACTAGAATAATCAAAAAATCTTGATGGAGTTAACAACTGTAAATTAGCTGTGGTGCTAGTGTCTATCTCAGG